TAAATGAATTTTTGATTTTTGTTCTCGTGGAATAACCCCACGTTAAGTATATGAGTCTTATCTGGATCTAAACCAAGACTGAGTAGAGTCTCTTCTCTGTCTGGTCTTTCTTTTTTAGGTATATCGTAGTCCCAAATATAGCATTTAGCATCTGGCAAAACCTCCTTTATTTTTCTAGGGTGATAGTCAGATACACAAACATACGCATCTGGATGATGGACTTTTCTATCGAAGGTGAAAGCATTATCGTGGCAAGTTTCCAATATTTTATAGCTTCTATCTTCGCTGTATATTTTTTCTAATAGATCTTCAGGAAAACCGTTGTATTCAAAATTTTCAGGTATCTCATTAAAGTGTATTACGTCAGGCTTAAATTCTTGTATAACCTCCCAAAGCCTTTGTCTTTCTTCTTCCCAGTTATCAGAAAAGCATGGACCAATGCATTCATAATTATCCTTACCTACTAAGTTTATTATTCTATTTTTTTGTATGTCATAACTTCCATAGTTATTAAACTCTGCAACAAATACTTCGTTGTCGAGTATTGACACTTTTATAAGCTCAAAAAGCCACTGAGGAGACCCACCAGTGGACAAGTGCATTGGTATATATAATATTTTGCGCTTCATTTATAAATATAATAATCTCCTAAAATAACAGAGTCTAGTTGAGTTGAGTCTAAAATTTGAATAGCTGTCTGATAATGGGTCAGTATAGACTTGCCCCTACTATTAAAAGATGTATTTATTAATACCGGTACCCCTGTTATGTTTTCAAACTCGTCAAGTATATTATAAATAAATTCATTTTCAGTTTTAGATATAGTCTGAAGCCTAGAAGATCCATCTATATGAGTAACCGCTGGTAAAGTAGTTTGATAATCATCTCTTACATTCGGACTAAAAGACATATACTTATAACAAGCATTTTCAGATGTATTAAAATATATAGAAGCTTTTTCCTCTTTGCATATAGGAGCAAAAGGCCTAAACCATTCTCTAAATTTTACTTTTTTATTTATATCATCTTTAGATCTGTGACTTCTTGGGTCTGCTAATATAGTTCTGTTACCTAAAGCTCTAGGGCCAGTTTCGCTGTCCCCCCTGCATACCCCTATAATCTTACCTTTCTCTAGCTCCGAAGCTATAAGTTTTGGAGTAGCCTTTTTCCAAGGTCTATAATCCAGTATAAACGGCAACACTTCTTTGTCTAAAATCTCGCATCCCGAGTACATAGCTTCAGATATCATAGCGCTATGCTGGTAATGAGCAATCATACCGTATGATATACCACTATCACCGGGAGAACAGGGAACAAAAAAATTGAGGTCGGGAAAACTTTTACTGAGCTTTTCGTTAAGCAGGACGTTTAAGGCTCCACCACCTGTTAAACAAATGTTTGTGCGATTCGGAAAAGCTCTTGTAAACTTTTGAAAGTCAAGAAGGAACGTGTCCTCGAAAGCCTTTTGAGCACAAAAAGCTAAATCGTAAGCCTCTACCCCTTCAAACTGATTAAAAGTAAAGTCTCCAAAGTTACTCAAATAAGACCTAGATATATTCTGAGTGTCTTCGTCGTTAAAATAATCGTAGCACCTATCATAAAAGTTCTGATTAAATGAGCCATAGCCAGCCAAGCCCATTATTTTTCCGGGATAGCTTACCCCGTTATGCTCGTGAGATCTCGTTTCTAACGTGTCTCCTAGTTCCGGCTTTCTGATTTCTTTTATGAAGTTGCCAACTCTAGCGTACTTAGTTGGATACGGGTTTACGACTTTTTCGTTTAACTGCGTTAAATTTGGAATAGGCTTTTCTAAATCATAAACACAAAAAGTACCATCATTACCTCCCCCGTCGTAACTAAAAACTAAAGCATCATTGAATCCGCTGGTGTGAAATGCCCCAGCAGCATGCGCTTTATGATGAGATGTAAAATCGCTACCTTTGTAAATAACTTCTTTGATATCAAAGTATTTAGCAAGTGACTGAACTACTTCTTCAGGAGTATCCCAATCAAAAAGCCCAACGTCATAACTCTGCCTGTGTAAATTTTTGCGCTTTAAGATCTTAACAATATAACCTAAAAAATTATTCCTCTCTTCTTCTGAAAAAGCTTTTATATCCCAAATAGAGTAATGAGAGAAAGGATTTAATAATCTTGTAAAATACCTATTACCAAATATCCGCTCAAACTCTATAGTATAAATAGATGCGTCAACACATACAGAAAGATTTCCGTCGTGACCATTACCGCTATAAAAACTAATTATAGATTTAGCAACCATAAAATTTAATACTTAATTTATCCTTAAGGTCGTCCATATAAGGATGACCCCACCAAGCAGTAGAATGTTGATTATGAGGTATTGTAAAAATATGCTCTTCAATTGGGACTTTGTTAACAAAAAATACAGACCTTAAAAATTCAAAATCAAAACTAAACTCTCTTTTCACCCAAACCAAACGCAACGTGCTATCCTCAAAATACACATTTGAAAATAAGTCGAAATCATCTTTTATGAAGAATGGCTCAGATTTTATAACATCCACCTCTGCTACGAGAGGGTATATCTTGTTACTTTTGTGTGTTTCAAATATATCGTATTCAGTCATTTTTAAAAACTTTTAAAGCATGATTTAAAACCTTTTCCCATTTTGGTTGACAGTCATAATTTGGCCTTCCCTCTAGACAGTAAGGAAGCGGAGGTACGCTATTTATGCTAGCATGCTCAATGACAGAGTACTTAGGGTCAGAAGCGCAGAAAGAATCACAAGTTCCGCCAACAAAAACATATTTGTAGTTTTGTGTTCCGTTTCTATAAGGAGCCCTCCATAAAGGATTAATTGATGCTCCTATTTGTATTATGTAGGTGTCCGTACATCCAGCTAGATGCAGTTGTCCGGTGTCAAGAGTAATACATACTTTAGAGTTTTTAGTCACATGATAGTCTTGATCTAAACTAGTTCTGTTCATAAAGCTCACGCCGTCAAACTCAAAGCCTCCGAAAGCATAGCAAGATTTGTCGTGATCATAAACTCCGGGTTCAACATTTTGATCAAAACCAACAAGAGCTACTTTTATACCGTTTTCATTTAAGCCCCTAATTAAGTTCTTATAGTTTTCTTCTGACCAAGTCCTGCTGGGCCAGTTTTTACCTATATGTATTACTGCGTAACCCTTCTTATCTATGAATTCTTGGTCTTCTTTTTCGAAAGTAACTGGGCCGGGATAGTATTCAGTGTGCATCTCATCTGGCCTCAAGTCAAAGCCTATCTCTATACAATGTATTCTTCTTATGTCAAATAAACCATATTTAGATTCTATTCCATTTTTATCTACCCTACCTATTGAATTAAAGGTATTAAAAACTTCAAAAGAATTATAGTACTCATCTCTAAAATCGTCTAACTTTATAGTGTACTCTACATATGGATTGTGATCGAAGATAAAAGGCTTAGTAGTACAGACAATAATCTTTTTCCCGTAAGAATGAGCCAGCTTCTTTATTGTTGGTGTGGCAGCTAATGTATCCCCAAATGAAAATGCATTAATTTTAATAATGACATCTTTTGCGTTTAATTGACCTCTTTGTTTATTTGTGTCAAAAAGAGGAGATACTTCTTCGTAAAAAGCAGCTTCATTCATCAAATAGTTTTAATTCCAAAAAAGAGAAATATCAAAACTAATATCCGCCGCCATATCTATGTTTTACAGCCTTGCAGTTAGCGTAAACTTCGCCGCTAGAAAGGGCTCTATTGTAAGCAGAAACAACTCCTACGTCTACATTTATTCCTGAACTAGCATTACCACCAATATAAAATTGTTGATAAGTTCCGTTTCCTGTTGATTTATGGAGTTGCTGACTAGCAGTGAAAGTGCCGCTGTTTTTAACCACGCCATCTAGATAACTAACAGTCATGCCATCTATAGCACTGTAGGTCATAGCAGCGTGATAAAAAGAATTTGCCTCTATGGATGGACTTGCAGGATCAGAGAGTACGCCAGTGACCCCAGTCCAAGGGCTATTTGTATGAGTTCCTGCTCCCCCAGCGTTATCTTCTTTGTTTGAAGATAGCACGGCATTTAATCCGCTTATTTGGCCACCCTCTCCAGTGTGAGCAACGAAACCATATGAGTAGCCACTTTTGTTGTGGTCAGTATTTCCAAAAATTACAGCACCATCATCTGGTGCCGTCAACCCTGCTCCAGTCCTAATCTGAAAAAAGCTTTCTATTGTAAAGCTTGAGTTCTTATCTTTAAACAAACCCAGATCTCTAAGGCCGCTAAAATTTTCTCCGCTGACCGCAGCATAAGTGTTCTGTGTGCCAGCTCTAAACTGATAAAACCCACTCTCTTCACTGTATAAACCACTATTCTCTAACTTAACGTCAAGCCCGCTAGCTGTTAAATCTTTCCAGTTTTCTGTATTATGACTGTGACTTCTACTGCTATATCCATCAACTCTAAATATTAGACCGTCTGTGTTTACTCTGTATTTACCGTAATTTACTTTACTTGACATTTTAGTATCCTCCTCCATAGCCGCCAGTTGCATTACCGGCAGAAACAGAGAATCCATAGTTCCCTGTGTTTGTTGTATTGTTAAAGTTTTTAGAAAATTGTATATAGTTATTCTTTATCTCATTTGGGTTTAAAGTTCTATTATATACAGAAACTTGATATATCTTTCCGTCTGAATTTTTCTTTTGCGATATCACGGAACCGTCTACTGTGTATTTTTCAGTAATTGGATAATCACCTATTGAAAGCTTTAAGTTCGAACCATCATAAAAATTAGTATTACCCGGTCTGTATTTATCAAATTGAGCTTTTGTTTTTGGCTTTCCGTGTTTAGCTGGTATATTTCCACTATCTTCAAAAGACACTTGAGTCCCTGCCGATAAGCCAAAGTTAGGGTTTGTAAAAGCAGATATTAAAGAATTATCAGAATCAAAATTTAAATTATTTATTGATCTATACACAATAAACCAACTTGCCTCTGGCACATTAGACCAACTTACTCTGACTCCAAAGTTATTTCTGTTTTGCCCTAAATAAATGCTTTGCTCGTTGGAAGCCTGAGATTCTCCATCATTATTAAATGAAGCTACTTTATAAAGCACAATTGAAGCGTTTGCAAAAACGTCATTAGTTGACAACGAGGGGTACAGGTTCAACTTTAAATTACTTGGAGCACGAAGAGAAGATATTGCAGACGAAGGCTTCAGGTTTCCGTTTACATAAAACTTAACTTTATTTCCAGAGCTTTTTGTCATGTCTACAGATAAAGATATATTATATATTGTAGCATTTTCTATTTCTTCGTTTGTTGTATGCGCGCTATAAACAAGACCAAATTCATTATAAAAATTACAATGTATTTTACCTTTTTCTATATATATGTGTTGCCTTCTTGATAAAGCTTCATTAGATACAAATTTAGAAGAACCTTTAGTTATATCAGAATATAACAAAGTAGAAATATCTTCAGTAGCAGAAGTTAAGTTAATCCAAAATTCATAAGTCTTTTTAGTAGTGCTACCTACATTAAAAGAAGAAGAATATCCGGAAGCAGAGCCGGTGATGCCTAAATTAGCAAAGCTCCCTGCTGCAAATACAGGCAAAGAAGAACTATCGAAAGTATTCCTTGCAACGCTTAAAGAATTTTTATTACCACTTAAGTCTTTTAAGCTATTTAGAGAAGACCTTGGTTTTTCATATCTAGTGAACTGGGTTCTTTCGCTGCCTTTTTCGAGCTGAGGGTTTTTATATAACATGTAACCATCTTTTCTATCACTTGCTGAAGTCGTGCCTTCATGAGGCCATAGATAGGCAGTATGAGTCAAAGTCCTTGTTATGACACCAGAAGCTCCAGAAGTACCACTCGTTCCAGCAGTGCCAGCGCTACCAGAAGTAGCCTTAATTAGGCTTCTAAGGCTAGGAGTAAACGTTACTGAGACTACCTGCCAAGTTCCAGTTTTAGAGAAGTCGTAATAGCCGTAATGTTTTCCATCTTGATTTGTAGATTTTATAGATATGACAGGAAAGTAACCAGAGTTTCTTGCGTGTGTCTTCGAAACAAATACTTCACAAGAATATATATATTCCTGACCTATTAATAGCCTTAGGCCAGAAAAGTCAGAAGCAGAAAAGGTATGCATCCCGTGAACAACATTACTAACTCCACTTCCAGAATAATAATCATCAGACCAGCCCGCGTATTTATAAACCACATCATTAGAGGACATCATTCCTGTGGCTAAAGACTTATACATACCTTGTAGATGAGGGTCTTTATCTTTATATACCCTAAAGAAAGCGTTTGGAGTTCCTCCTAGTCTAGCTGAAAAATCACTGTTATCTTCTGCAGTAGGTATAAAGTTAATTGTAGGCTTACCGGGATAACTTTTGTGATAGAGCTCGTTTGTGTACAAAACTAACCCTTGAACCTTTTTTCTAATTTCTCCGTTACTAGCAGACATTATGGTATCACCCCACTATATACAAAAGAGCCAACTATAAGGTTCTGGTAAGCTGAATCACCAGTATGAGGATAACGAATAAATGTAGTCATTGACTGATGAGCTGCACCACTTATAGTTATACCGCTTACCATAGAGTACATATTTACACCGCTCTGATAAGTCGATATCTCATCATGGTCTGCTACTCTCTCGAGTTCCACACTTCGTTTAAACCTAGTTGGTTTAGCAAAAGAGACAGATCCAGATACTAGCTCGGATTCATTTCTTTTAGAAAGGTAATCTTCATTTACATGGCTACGTAAATTAGTATTTAAATTAGTAATCTTTACATCTAAAACTCCACTTGTCGTATCTACTAAACCAGTAACGAACCCACTTACCCCGACTCCGCTTTGCCCCGTTATGTAATCAAGAAGAGTTTGCCCTGAGGTGATTAAATTACCACTAATCTCATCAGCGTCAGCTTGAGCTTGTGCTGCATCAGTATTAACAACTAAACCACTAAGCTCTAGGTTTTTACCGCTTACAAACTCTATATCGGATTTAAGCTCAGAATAAAGCGACGAAGTATAACCACTTAAATTAGTACCGGACTCTACTAACCTAGAATTTATTGCCCCACTTACAGAATCTATATAACCAGATATGTCCCCACTTATACCCGCTACATAGCTAGAATCAACAAATCCAGAAGGGTTTCCTGAATAAGGATAAAATCCGGTAATGTTATTTGCACTACCGGATAAGCTCTCAGAGTTTGGTCTTAGTAGAAATTCTTTTAGGCTACCAAGATCTATCTGGCCTGTACCAATAAGTTGAGGCATACAGACATAATTACACTCTATCTACCTTCAGCTAGAATAGACTTAGCTTTGGGAGATGGTTCTTTATTCTTATTTTTTTGAGGCGTTGGCTTTTTATAACCTAAAATATGCTTCTTAAACTCTCTCATTAGTCTAGACGTAAGTAGCTGCCTATTGTCTACTGGCAAAATACCATACTTGACGGCATGAGCATGAAGATCAGTCCTATTCATAGCTTTAATTTGAGACGCGTAGTCATCTTCATCAAGAGTACCGTACTTTGAAGAACCTGTATCGCCCCAAACTTGATCCAATGTAGTTTTTTCGTAAGACTCTTTCTCTTCCATTGCGTGAGTTTGAATCATTTCCTTAGACTTTGCTTTACTTTTTGAAGTTTTTTTCCTTTTAACTGCCATAACTTATCCTTTCTCCGTTATAACTAGTTTTACACGCAATCCCATAAAAAAAGAAATAAAAAAGCCCCCGTTTCCGGGGGCTTCGGTAATATTTTGGTCTCTATTAGACTGCAAGTCCAACAACCGCACGGGAGTCGATACACACACGACCTTCTTCCAAAGAACCGTAGAAACCAATTCTCTCATTTCTCTGAGTGAACTGATCGTCAGGTGAAGTGGTGAAGGTGTCACCTGTGTCGCCGTCCTGAGCGATAGCGCGAACAAACGCACCCTTGCTGTTGTCAACACCAACACAAAGCTCATGAGTACCACCAGCGAAAGCAATAGCTGTGCCAGCAGTAGAACCATGAGGAGCAATGTTGCCAGAGTCAAACTCATCAAACAAGGTGTTGTACTTCTGTCCAATGCCAAGCTCGTTAAGCTCAACAACGTTCACACCGTAAATCTCCTGCATGCCAGCGGCATTAAAGATGTCGGTACGAATGTTATCTGGAAGTGCAACGTCGCTTCTTGGCGTATCCTGTCCTGCACCCTTTGTATTCATAGGCTGATAAGCGAAAGCGCGAATCTGCTCTTTGATTTCAGGGCTAACATACAGATCTGTAATACCAGAGCTGTAAGCAGCATCAGGAGTACCATCTCCCCAAGACTGATTGATTCTCTTATTAAGAGTCATCAGCTTGTTAAGATCTTGAAGCTGGAACCTGTTAGTGTTGTGAGCTGGAATAACGTGAGAACCTGTGGTCAAACTCGTAATTCCAACAGAACCAGCAGTAACAGAATTAGTGCTAGCATTGGCAAGAGCGTTAAGAACGACTGCCCAAGCATTTCTTTCCTGCTTCAACAAAACTTCTTGAGACATACGCTCAATAAGTTTGCTAACAACATCAAGTCTTGCTTGTCTAGCATACTTCTTGGTAATAGAAACAGCTGCATCCAAACGATAAGTTGCGATCTTCAACTCTTGGATAGCAGATACGTCTTGCGAGGTGGGAAGACCACCAGCAACGTTCTGCGACCAAACGCTAACGTAACCATCATTGGTTTCGTTATAATAAAGATCTAAAGGATAACTAGCTCCTTCATCTTGGTTAAACGGAGCATCGGTATAAACCGCTCCGGCCGTTGCGGCCTGCTGAAGAACCTTGCGGACTACAGGGCCGAGAAAAGCTGCGAAAGCTTCTTGTGCCTCACGGGCAACGAGCTGATTTTTGGAACCCATCGCTTTGATGAGTTCTACTTGCTCGGGGGTGTTTTTCAATTTAAGTCTCATTTTATTAAATTTCCTTTCTATATTTTAACTTAGATGTCAATCTTCAACAGAATGAAACCGTCTTGGTCAACTGCGCCTAGAGTCGTTCCGACCTTGGTTTGAGAAGCGCTTCCTGTACTTTCAGTAGCAGAAGAGCTAATTTCACCATTTCGGAGCGCATCAGCGTAGATTGGGACTCCAGCGCCAACTGAGTCAGCGCCACCGCTGGTCAAGTTTCCGCTGTAAAGAACGATACCCTTGGTCAAAACAGGGACTGCCTGACCACTAACCACAGCCTGCATTTCTGCTGCCTTGCGCGGATTGTAAATCAACTTCTCGCCATTCTCATCGACTTCAGCGACGTCGAAAAGAGTAAGGCCAAGAGGTTGCTTACCTGAAGCACAAGGTTCAACAGACGCAGCTGCGCCATAACGGAATGAAACCGTGTTCGTGTAACTGGAACCGGGGTTACCAATACCAGTTTTATTTACTGGATCGTCAGTATTCTTCCAAGCATCTTTGACGGACACCAAAAGACCCTTATTGATCTTAGCGCCATCGGCTTTAAGATCAGAGTAAGAGCCTATAACATCGGCGTCATCGTCTTTGAGACTGAAAAGGTTTACTACGTCCGTTTCGGCATGTTGCCTAAAAGGCTTTAGCCGTTGAGTGTTTTTTACAAACGCTGCCATAATAATTTATTTCCTTTATTTTATATTAATAACTAATATCAAATTGATCAACTGAGAAAGCATTTTTGTACTTGTCGTAGGTAGATCCTTCAGAAGCCTGAGTAGAAGCAGGAACAACATCTGTGTCCTGTTCGCCTCTATCAATAGCGTCTTCAACAACTTCCTCCGAAGCTTTGCTTTCTTCTTCAACTTCAACTTCAGCTTCCTTAGAAGCTTCGTCTTCCTTCTTAGCCAAGATTTCTCTTGACTTGTCTCTCAACAGAACATCGATATTCTTAGCAAAGGCATCCCAGCCTTCTGCGTCGAGATCTTTGATCTGCGTAGCGAGAACCTCGCGGTCTTCAGCCTCAAGAGCGTACTTCTCGTCCAAAGATGCCATTCTCTGAGAGAATAACTCTTCGGCTTCCTTCTCCGCTTTTTCGGTTTCTAGAGCGCCAAGTTTTTCTGTAACAGAATCTAGCTCTGTTTTCATTTTATCGTAGTCTGTCGTAACAGCTTCGATCTTCTCTTGAGCTTCTTTGAGATTGGTTTCCACCTGTGCTTTTTCGGCTGAAAATCTCTCGGAAGCTTCCTTGAGTTCCGATTCGATAAAATCAGAAACAGCCGAGGCAGAAAGCTCCTTCAAAGAATCGTTCGTGATGTCTTTAATACTTTCTATTTTCATAATAGTTTTGTCCTCGTTTTGGATTATTACATTTTTTTGTTCTATTTGTGAAGTTTTATCAACTTCAGCAAAAGTCTTTTCTTCTTGAGGTTCCTCTGCATTCTTCTTAGTTGAGACGCCTTTAACGTCAGCAGCAGGAGTTTCAGTGAGGCCGATACCGAGAGGAACAACTTCTCCTACGACCTTTCTGTAGACAGACATACCGTCTTTAGTTTTACCTTCTCCCCCAAGGGCTTTTAAATCTTTTTCCATAGATGCAACCTCGTCTACATTGTCGACTATGAGGCCATTTTCTATGTTCTTATCACTTCCTTCTAAAAGCACTAAATTATAATCTTTAAAACCTAATTCCCAGCTAGCGCTAATCTTCATATAGTCCTCGCTGCTTGGGTCAGCAGAGTCTTCTATTAGGTCTGCAATTCTTTGGTTAACGACCTTCCAGATAACGCCACCTAAGGTAACATTAAAAGGCCCTTTTATTTCTTTTACTTCTTCTTCGGTTAGAGGTGCGTCAGTGCCAAACTCAGAGAAGCCAGCAGTTAAAATAGTACCAATTACTCTATCTCTATTATGCTCAATATTGATTGGTTTGTTTTTAAAATCTTTATGAAAAGCCATAGCGGTATCTGTATCGACTACATCACCATTCTTGTTCACTCTATTAGCGACAAACGCATTAAAAGCTATTGGCAATAAATCTACTTGCTTCTCATCAACCTCTGGGATAAACTGAGCAACCTCAATAGCTGAAGCTAAAGCTAAATACTTATCTTTTTCTTCAGATACTACAGGTCTTACGTTTGAGCTAAAAATAGTTGTATATTTCATCAGATTATATAATAGTTCATTGTGACGTTACCGGCGCTACTGTAGACACCAGAACTAGTTGGCACCGGAATGCCTTGGTTTAAATTTGATGCACCGGCTGGAGCGTAAGCTATAATGGTATCTGCTCCTGCGGCCGAAGTGCTTAGGGTTGTAGCCGCCGAGGCTAGTATGTCTGTTATGACAATAGTATCACCGCTGCTTGCCGCTACGACAGCGCCCGCGCCAGCTTTGTTAGCGGTTAGGCTTACAGATGGCACTCCTTGGGTTTGTTGAGAATTAGTTGATCTGGGCATTTTAAATTATCCTTATTATTCAATTACACTATTTATCCACTCTTTTGCCTCTGCTCTAGCTTGTTCATCACTTTGAAAGTATAAATCATCTACATCTCTAAAGTCGTAATTACTTAAGTTGTGTCTGTTTACTTCTCTCTCTGCTTCTTTTATTTCTTCCATAGATGGTTCAAAGTGATCTCCATCATCTACAATGCCAGCAGAGCAAGTATGTAGAAAAAGATTAACAGAAGCTAAAGCTCGCGTAGTCTGCAAAGATTCAGAAAAACTATCTACAAAAATTTGTTTTAATTTTTCAGGGGTAACTTCTCCTTCGTTTTCCAAGACATAATTATATTCGTTTGCCTTGCTAGTTAGTAATTTCATTACCTTGCTGGAGAACTCCATAGCCGCGTCTCCATGCCCAGAAATTGGACTAAGTTTTTTACCGTAAGAGTATTCTACATCAAGAGACATCATTGTACCAAGAGATTCCATTAAGTTACCTAAAAGTTTATACACTTATTTTTAAAAAACTAATAAAAAAAATAAAAAAACCCCTCAAATAAATGAGGGGCTTTAAATAGGGAAATACAAACTTTAGTTATTAGAATGGTACACCATCTGATCCATCGTTTGCAATATCAGGTCTGGCAGCAGTATCATTATTACCGTTCTGAATCACTCCAGATTGATAATACTTAAAGTTTACTGTGTAAGACCTTGTGTAAGTGTTTACGATTCCTGTCCCGTCTGTGATAGATGTGTTAGATAAACTAAGATCACCTCTCGTAACGGTCATACTATTAATTCCACTAGATTGATCTACGCCTGAAGTGTAGCCTCTGAAAGCTGAATCAAGAACAGCGTTAACAAATTTCTGAGCTCCACCGTTAACCTCTGCACCGGCATCGCTAAGAAAATCTCCAGAAGTTAATGAATAATCAGCTACAGCCGGATCGCCAAGAATATTCTTCGGTGCGTGAGAGAGTGAAGCTCCATCGCTATCTGGGAAACTTGTTATAGTAGCCCCATGCAAAGGTATTACAATTCCTGTAACTCCGCCTTCTCCCGCCGCGCCTAGTTTGTTAGCACTCGAGATTCCGCCTGTGATGATATACTTAATTTTTCCTGCGCCAGCACCGCTAGTCAGCTGAGTTAAAGTGCTACCGCCTGCGGTTTTCGTACTTAAAATAAAACTTGTGTCTGAGTTTGCCATTGTTTATTTCTCCTATTTTATACAATCAATTACATTGTTTTTTTCTATTTTAGAAATTTTATTTTTCCTCTGTTTTTTCTAAATCACCCAATTTCATTAGCTCTTCTAGCTTTTCTTGAGGAGTGGCTATTCCGCCAATAATTGTAAATACTGTAAGATTATTTTTATCTCCACTGTATATACCCCTATGTACTACACTTCCAGATCTAAGAATTCTAGTTAATTGGTCAAAAGCTTCATCAAGGCTAGACTGAGGAATGTTGTCCAACACCTCTTTACCCCCAATAAGAATAGCACCAGCTGAATTAGCTGTAGATACATCTATACCTCCTGACATACTACCGCTCTGAGCAATGCTTCTGACAGCCCTAGAAATACTCACAGGATCGTCCCACTTAGGAACTGGTGTAGCTCCAAATATAGTAATACCAGAATCTAGAACATTTTTATAGTCACTCGAATCAAAAGAAGAGTAAGAACTATCTTTTGAAGCTGTCATGTTAAACAAATGAAATACTCCAGCCGTACTCATATTAGCTGTTTGCCAAAAATTAGAAACAGACACGTTAGAATAAAGCTTACTTGTTTTCTCATTGTCAATAATAACAAGAGGCGATACAACGCCTTCGTTGACTAGCTCACAAGCCTCTTTCAAAGTATTGTAAGCGTTAGCATTTACTTTTCTACCTTCTGAATATTTAGGCAGCGCAAGAATGACTCCCACCTTCTTAGATCCAGACTTAATTGTCTCTTGTAGCTCTTTAGCTGTCTTTACTAAAGGAACCAACGTACCTGCACCAGAACCTCCACCGGCTCCAGCACAAACAAAAATTCTATCTACATCCTCCCCGAAAGAACGACGCATAAAATCAAGAACATCATCACGTTTCTCTTCAAAGCATTTAGCAGCGACACTTCTGTCCTTACCTGCCCCACCAGCACCAATACAAAGTTTGTTTTCTACATTAATAGAGTTTAGATCTTGTTGCGCTGTATTAACAATACCAATCTTTCTGTAGCCTAGCTTATGGAAGCTCTCTGCAATTCTAGAGCCACCTTGGCCTGCTCCAATAAAGGCAAACTTAAAAGCTCCTTCGATTTCATCTTTGACTTCCTTTTTCTCTTCTGGTTCAGGAGGCAAAGGAATGTCCGGAACCATAACGTCTATTTCTGCAGCACCGAAGTACTGATTAACATCTTGGATATTTTCTTGATTTTCGCTCATATCTTAAACTTTGCTTGCATATAATAAACTAGCTAAATACTCATCAACTTGATGCTCAAGAGCTATACTCTGTATCTCTTTAATAGCTTCTTCATTAGTATCTGCTGGGTTATTAATATATTCGCTAACTTTTTCCAACCATTTGTCAGAAGATTCATTAGCCATAACTATTTTACACAATTCAGAAGATAGATTTCTAATCTTATTAGTTACTCTTTTATTTTCATATTTTAGTTTGAGTTTCTCCTGAATCTCCGCTTCAAGCTTTTCAGCTAAAGCCAAACTCTCTTTAATTTTCTCTACGCTAAATTTCTGCGAGCCGCTAGTGTTCTCCCCGATAGGTGAAACCTTTTTAGTAGTCTGAGGAGATTTAGAACCGTCAGGTCTACCCGCTGGCGCAGGCGCACCTCCTCCACCACCTCCTAGAAGAGGAGAATAGTAACCTTGTTCTTTTAGGTCTCTGAATTTCTTTTGAGATTCCACAGACTCTTCTGGTTCAGGTAATCTACCAGAGCTGATAGCCTCTAATCCTTCTTCGGCAGTAAGAATACCGTATTGAATAAGCTGAGCAACAACTCTATTCCAAGTAGTCTTATCTTTGAGTTCTATCTCTTGAAAATGAGCTTTAGGATAATTTTTAAAACCTAAAGATTTACAAATACGTTTTATCTCATGATTAAGAAATTGATTAATGAAAGCATCGCGGCCTTGCTTTAGTCTTTCTATGAATACTTGAATCTTAATACTTGTATTGGCAAACTTATCTTCTCCAACTAAAATGTTATTAAGGCCCATCTGAATGTCTTGATTGACCACGCTGTATTTCTTAGGATCAAGAATGCCAGCTATATCTGGAATCACGAATTGAGCTTTTGTAGTATAATCGGAGACAAGAACTTTTCCAACAGACTGATTCTCAAAAAGCTTCTGCATAGTCTCAATACTTCTTTGATTGATATTTAAGCTTCCGTCTTTAAGCTCTGAGCCCATGGTGATTAGCAATATAGCCTGATTAGTTGTTCTAGTCAAAGCCATATCCATCTTCTTCATTTCTGACTTCCAATTTATGTCTTCTAGAACTGGGTAACCCATAGGGACTGCAAAAGGCTCGTAATCCTGCTTTTTATAAAACACAGGGGTAACCTTATCAGGGTCCAACTTCAGGGAAATGATTCCTAGGTTTCTACCCTTTAAAGCTTTTTTGGTTTCTGGATCTAAAGAGTCATAAACTTGTTGGTCCTCCTCTGTCTTTGGGTTCTTAATCCTTTCTAATTCATAATCAGTAAGGATTTTATAATACATCCCTGAAAAAAACGATATGTTTCCTCCCATTTGAATGTCAGCAGGATTCAAAATAATGTACCTAGAGGG